GCAGTACGTATCTTCAAGGGATCCTGCGGGAAACAGACGCCAATGGGTTTCTGCACCCTATGTTTGGGCTAGGGCTAGCCCGCACTTATCGCAGCCAGAGTGACCACCCAAACTTCCAGAACCAACCAATCCGCATACCGTGGATGGCCAAGTTTATCAGATCATGCTTTATAGCTAGGCCAGGCCGGCATCTGGTGGAGATTGACCTTAAGGGGGCCGAGGTTTGTGTTTCGGCTTGCTACAATCGCGATCCCAAGCTAATTGCATACGTAAGCAATCCTGCCCTGGACATGCACCGGGACATGGCTGCTGAGATATTCAAGTGCACAATAGACCAAGTAAACAAGGACGTTCGGCACACTGCCAAGAACCTCTTTGTGTTCCCTCAGTTCTATGGAGACTGGTATCTTAGCTGTGCTAAGAACATATGGGATGCCATCAGAAAGCGGAAGCTACACCTGAACGACGGCACCGATATGTTTACCCACCTGAAGAAGAAGGGCATTAGCAGGCTAGGAGCATGCAAACCCAAGACACCAGCCCTACCAGGCACGTTCGAAAAGCACATGCAGGAGGTTGAGTACTCATTCTGGTATGATCGGTTTAAGGTCTACACAGAATGGAAAGAGAGATGGTTTGCCGAGTACCAAAAGAAGGGATGGTTCCAAACCCTAACCGGGTTTATCATTCAGGGCTTCCTGAACAAAAAGGAAGTAATCAACTACGGCATACAGGGATCTGCTTTTCACTGCCTGCTATGGTCACTGATAAAGTTGCACTCGTACATACAGCGGCACAATATGAAGACGTTGATTGTTGGGCAGATCCATGATAGCATCTTGGCAGACGTGCCAGCCGAGGAGCTGCATCAGTTCTTGGACATTGCTAACCGCATCATCACCAAGCAACTGCCTGCCGCTTGGCCCTGGATTATTGTGCCAATTGTGGCTGAGGCAGAGGCCTCACCGTTGGGTGGGAGTTGGTTTGACAAGAAGCCGGTGGAGCTCAAATGAACGGACTCTTAGGGAAGATAGAGATATTCAAAACCGCACTCAAGCGGTACGGCATTTGGCCTACTACCGTATGGGAAGTGAACAAGCAGGACCCTGTCCGGCTGGCACTCCTGAAGGAGATTGGGGATTTTGCGGATACCCGCGAGACCCCATTTACCACCTACGGTAAGTATGGCACGAAGGGCCGTAAGGGCAGTGTGTTCGACCCAATGATCGCTGCCTGGGTCTTGAACTTATACGCCCCTGAGTCCGGGGTATGCTTCGACCCCTTTGCCGGTGGGGGCACAAGGGCTATCATGGCCGCTAAAAAGGGCCTGACTTACATTGGTACGGAGTTACGGCGTGCGGAGGTACAAGCGACCCGTGCACGCTGCCGTCGCTGCGACGTCGGCCATTTAACCACCATTCTGCACTGTGATGCCCGGCACGCAACAAGCGTCGTGCAGCCCAACAGCGCTGACTTTCTCATCACTTGCCCGCCATACTACAACATGGAGGAATACCATGGGGGGCCGCAGGACCTCTCGATGGCTGGCACCTACGAGGAGTTCTTATATGGCATGGGGGAGGTTATAAACCAATGTGCTATCATCCTCAAGGAAGGTGCTATTGCGGTATGGGTGGTGGGGTTGCATCGGGGCAAGGACAACGAGCTACTGCCCCTCAATCACGACATTGCCCGGCTGCACACACAGACCGGGTTCTTCAAATTGCAAGAAGAAATCATCTTAGCCCACAGCGGCAACGGGGCTTTGCGGCGAGTAGGGAATTTTGACCGGGGCGACCATCTGCTTGTACGGATGCACGAATACGCCCTGGTTTTCAAGCGGACCAAAAGTACCATTTTAGGAAAGGGAGTGCATGGCAGAGGAAATGTATAAGAAGTATCGACCGACCGTACTGGAGCAGGTACGTGGGCAGGACGCGGCTGTCGCCATGGTGAAAAACTGGGTGGCAAGGAATGCCGTGCCACACGCCATCTTGTTAACCGGCCCGTCCGGTGTGGGCAAGACCACCATTGCCCGAATCTTGAAAACCCTACTCAACTGCTCCAATATCGACTACGTTGAGGTAAATGGGGCCGACGACACCGGCATTGACATGGTGCGTGGCATTCGTGATAAAATGATGGCTGCCCCGTTTAAGGGTAGCTGCCGCATCTACATGATCGACGAGTGCCATGCGCTCACGAAGAACGCGCAAAACTGCCTGCTTAAGGCACTGGAGGACACACCCAAGCATGTGTACTTCATCCTCGCCACCACCGACCCCACCAAGCTGCTCAACACCATTCAGACCCGGTGCACCGAGGTAGCACTTAAGCCCCTAAGCACCAAGCACATCGAAGATATTCTTGCCTACGTGTGCAAAAAGGAGAAGCTTAAGATATCAGAAGAAGTGCTGGACAAGATTGTGAAGTGCTGCGAGGGCTCAGCCCGCAAGGCACTGGTATATCTTGACCAAGTGATGGGGCTGGAGGACGAGGAAGAGCAGCTCAACGCTATCACTCCATCAAGCATGGCTGCGGCTGCCTTCGACCTGTGGAAGGAATTCTGTGCACCAAAACCACAGTGGGCAAACGTGGCTGCGGTGCTGCGGGAATTGAAGGACGATCCTGAAGGTGTACGGCGATTAATACTTGCCTGTGCCAGGGCCTCCCTTTTGAAACCGGGCAGTAAGTACGCCGCTCGCGCCTATCTCGTGATTGACACGTTTAGGGACAACCTGTACGACACCGGGGCTGCGGGGCTTGCCGCACAATGTTACGAATTATGCACGGGAGTGGGCCGCTGAGCGGTCGTATAATGTATTGTATTAAGCCCGGTGCCCTAGGGCACGGATGGTGCACTGGCGCGGCAGAGAGGCCCGGCAGTGTTCCTCAGGGCACTGGGTACTTATTGAAAAGTAGCCCCTAATACAACTCACCATACATAACACTGGAGCAGTAGATGGGCATTGACACCAAACAGCAGCGTAGGCCCGGCAGTATCAAAGACGAGATCCCGGTGCACTTATTCGACCTGGATCCTAACAAGCTTGACAAGCACTGCCTGGATCAGCCCAAGCTTGTGCTAGAGTGGGGTATTAAGCTGGCCGAGGCAAAGGACTTTTACGACCGGGCCAAGGCTGCCCTTGACGTAGCCCAAGCCGAGGCCCATCAAGAGATCGCTGCCAACCCTGAACAGTTCGATCTGGCTAAGCCCACAGTGGATGCAATCAAATCTGCTGTAGCCCGGCACGAAGACGTTCAGGTGGCTGTGGAACGTTTGCAAAGGGCCAAGCACAAGGTTGACCTGCTGCAAGCAGTGATGACAGCACTAGACAACCGCAAGCGTTCCATCGAAGGGCTAATCCAACTTCACGGGCAAGAGTACTTCTCAGTGCCTGTGGTTTCCAGTGCAAACCGGGAACGCATGAGTGAGGAGACCAAGAACCAAGTGCGGAGGCGGCGGTTCGAGGATCAAGATGATTAACCTAGATCACTTTGTGTACGGTGTGGGAATTTTGTTTGGGGTCTACGTGGCCCTCCCACTTGCCCTACACATCAACACTTTTATGGTAGTGGCGGCTGCATTAAAGGCCGCTGAGTTATTCAAAGAAAGGAAGAAGAAACAAGATGGCGAGAGACAAACGCAGAAGCTCGGCGGCTGAAGCTGCACGGCGTAGGGCACTGGAGCACACCAGTGAATTTGCAAGAACTTCACTGGAAATACCCAGTGGGGCGAACATGTTTTCGATCAAGAAGCCAGGCTCCTACCGCATCGACATCCTGCCCTACAAGGTTGGCAAGGGCAATCCCTATGCCGATGAGGGGACGCTGCACTACGAGCGTACATACTGGGTACACCGGGGCGTTGGGGCCGACGAGGACACCTATGTGTGCCCAGCCAAGACGGCCAAAAAGCCTTGCCCCATTTGCGAGTACCGGGCAAAACTGGAACGGGACCCTAATGCCGACGAAGAACTCATTAGGGCATTGGCCCCCAAGGAGCGGCAGCTTTTCAACGTGGTGGACCTTGCAGCCCAGGACCGGGGCGTGCAGATCTGGGACAACAGTTACCACTTGTTCGGCAAGCTGTTGGACAGCCGCATCAGGAACGCTGACGACGACGAAGACTTCGCTCGGTTCTGTGAGTTGGAGGGTGGGCTTACCCTCAAGCTGACGGCCGAAGAGAAGAGCATGGGCAAGAACAAGTTCTGCGATGTGACCAGCATCGACTTCAAGCCCCGCAAAGACGACTACACGGAAGAGTGGTTGGACGCCTGCTACTGCCTGGATGATATTGTAAAAGTGTTGGACTATGACAGCTTGCGCAAAATCTTCCTGCAAACGGCAGACGTTGACGAGGAAGAGCTGGAAAGCGACGACGATGCACCGGCCAAGCCTACCGGGCGCAGGCTGCCACCCAAGGCACCGGCCAAGAAGGCTGTTGTTGAGGAAGAGGCCGAACCGGAAGAGGAAGAGCCGGTAGCCGAGGACGACGATATCCCTTTTGATGAAGATCCGGTAGCCGAGGACAACGACATCCCTTTTGAGGAAGAGGAAGAAGAGCCCACTCCGAAGAAGCCGACAGCAAAGGCCCCTGCCAAGCCTGCCCGCAAGCAGCCCAAGCCGGAGCCGGAAGAGGAGGAACCCGAGCCTGAGGAAGAAGAGCCCGAGCCTGAACCCGATCTGGAAGAGGAGGAAACTCCTCAGATTACTAAGGGC